AAGGTCAAAATCTCCGACCCGCCCGTCAGTCGTGAGCGAGCCGATAAGATGCTCCGCGCCCACGTCGGAAAAGACGAAGCGAAAATGAAAGCCATGTTGCCCTGCGTTGAGTTATCTCAAGGCGAATATGACGTTTATATCGACTTCTTTTACAACTTCGGCGCGCAAAAGTTTTACACGTCGTCCATGCGCCGCGAACTACTTAAAGGCAACCACGTCGCAGCCTGCCGCGCCCTGTTGCGTTACCGCTTCGCCGCTGGGCGAGATTGCAGCAAGCCGAGCAACTGGGGTCCACGCGGTTGCAAAGGCGTATGGACGCGCACCCAAAAACGTTACAACAACTGCATGGCGGCGCAATGACACCTAAAGAGTTTTGCGAGCGCATGATTAAAGAGTGGCAAGCCAAAAGCCGAGAGGCAAGCGAAAACGCAGACCTTGTGGCTTTTGAGCAAGCCGAGCAAGAACTATCAAACTATACGGAGATGTTAAAACGTTATGATACTGATATTACTTAAAAAATACTGGCGGTATCTCGCATTTATCGCTACCATCATCGGTCTTGTTTTTTGGTGGGACGCAAGCGTTAAAAAAGCCTACCAAAAAGGGCGCGATGAAATGGCTTTGGAAATATCAAACCGTCTGAAAGAAGAAGCCATAAAGAAAGCCCAAAAGCAACGGGCGCAATCCGAGCAGTACCAAGACCAAAAAGCAGAACGTGAAGAAAAAGAAAGGATTAGATATGTTGAAGTGCAAAAAATCGTTGAACGCCCTGTTTATCGCAATGTGTGTATCGATTCTGACGGCCTGTCAGTCATCAACGCCGCCATTGCCGACAGCGATTAAACCGCCTGCCGACTTGGTGCAGCCATGCCCAAATCTACCAAAACTATCAGGCAATACCGGCGCAGAGATATTGCCGTGGTCGTTACAGGTAGTCCACTTGTACAATGACTGCAAAGCACGACACAAGGCTTTATCAGAGGCAGTACAGTAAAAAAATCCCGATGTTATTAATTGTTAACATCGGGATTATCTTTTAAATCAAATCGGGTCATAATCCTTGCGAACCTGCGCCCCGCCATCACGACCTACAAATTCTTTTTTCATGACAGGATACGCAAACGAGATAACCAAAGCGTCGGCGCGGTTCGGACTTGGCACACCGCGCGATTTCATTTCTTTTTTGGATTCGATTTGTATTTTCCCATCAACACGCGGAACAAGTTCGGGTGCTTGCAATTCATCGCGCAACATCGGGTCGTCAGGTATAGCACCGCCACTCTTCAGCCAATCACGCGCCGCTTTCCACATTTCCGCGCGCTTGTTGTAGCAGCCCACGTCATTAGACTTACCGGCAAACCACACCAATTTCCAATCACGACCCAATCCCTGCCCGGCTGATTTAATGCCGGTACCAAATCCCGCGTCGATAAATACCGCGTCCGCCTTATACTCATCCTCATACCGTGCGATTTTTTGCGCGGCAATCAGGTCATTATCGTTTTTCGGGAACGTCTCAAGGATTTTAAAGACCAAACCTTGCCGCATCGCGATCACAAATTCATCATCCCCCTCCCATGCCGGGTCAACCGTGATGATTTTTGGGGCAAACTCATATTGTGATTTAGGTATATGTTTACCATACCCAGCCGACACGTCATTTTCGGATATAAATTGACGCGCGGACATGGCGGGGAACATACCGCGCACGCGGATTTTGAAAAAGTCCGACTCTTCGCCGTAGTCCTCCGCCCATTTTTGCATCTGCGCCTTATTCGTCCCCTCGACCGTGCGGCTGTCGATTTGATAGGTTATCCACCGATGCTTATACCGTCGGAAACATTCGCGGAAACGCCCGATATTTCGGGTAGGGTTTCCGAAGGCAAGCCAAATAATCTCCGTATCCTCGTCGGTCAGCGCACCTTCGGCGACCTCCCAAACCTTATCCGCAATCGCCGACGCCTCGTCAAACACCAGCATAATGCGCTTGCCTTTGTTGTGCAGACCGGCGAACGCCTCCGTATTATGCTCCGACCACGGCACAAAGTCCGCCCGCCAAGTTTTGGTATTCAACCGGTCTTTTGCCGTGATGCTCATGACAGCGTCGTTAAACCAATCCGCCGTTATGCTCAACCGCTGCCATTTACCCACTTCAGGCGCGGTTTTTGTGCGCAACTGAGTTTCCGTGTTACTCGTGATAACGACCTTACTGTCTTCGCACGTTGATAAAGCCCAGTTAATCAGCATCCCAATTTCCGCTGATTTGCCGATACCGTGGCCGCTCGCAACCGCGATCATCAACGGCATATGGCGCGTCTCAGGATTAGACAGATGGTTTTTCACATCTTCCATGATTTTCGCCTGCCAGGCGCGCGGCGACTTATACCCCTCCAATTCTCCGTTATCCCAATCATAGGCAAACATCGCCCAAGACAGCGGGTCATGCTGATACGCGACAGCGGCTTCGATGATTTGGCTGTTAAGGTCTGTCATTTCAAACGCGCCTTTGCCCGTGCTATACGCTCCGCCAACGTTTCATCGACTGACACCTCGACCTTATCCTTAAACATACCCAAATGACGGGCGATACTATCCAGCGCGGCTTTGCTGCTCGACAGTTTTAGTTTCGATACCTTGACGGCGATTTCCCCCTCCGTCTCCGTTACATCAAGCCCATCGACCGCCAACACCATTTCGCGCGTCCACTCACTCACAGGGCGCAGGCGGCCGGCATCATCAAAAAACGCGCGCTTGTCCACATCGGCGATGGCCGCCCATCGTTGCAATACCCAGTCTTGCGTAATCTCCGTACGTTCCGAGAGATTTTCACGCGCTTTTCGGACAGCCTGGGCAACCTCCGGCGTTTTAAGAAGACGCGATGCAGTTTCACGCGCCGCCGATTCAGAATACCCGGCTTCACGCGCCGCCCGCGCCCCATTCATATCAATCAAATATTCTTCGACAAATCGCTTTTGTTTTTCATTTAGCATTTAATTTCTTCCACTTTACTTTAATTACATTGCGAATTTCACAGCGGCAGATGCGCCCAACGGTCTCGGGCGAACAATCAAAACTCCGCGCCAAAATATGATAATTGACACCCTGCTCATTGAGTCGCCTGATTATCTCAACATCCCTATCAGACAACTTAGACCGCCCGTGTGATTCCCCGCACCGCCTGCCGGTTTCTTCGTTGCACTGTACCAGCATTTAAAACCCCCAAATTATTCCAAATTCCCCAGCCGCCCACGCCTGCAAGCGGTTCTGATAGTCTGTCATCTCTGCCGTGTTTAGCGTTGTCGTGCTGATTGGCGTTTTAACATCCGTGCCGTCCGGCATGGCCTTTAACTCATAGCCTAGAAACATTCCCTTGCAATACTCGTGCCACGTTTCCGCGCTGTACCGCCTGCCATTTACCCACGCTTTATCTGCTAACTCCCCGTAGATTTTCCATAACCGCCTGTTTTGCTCTATGCTCCGTTTTGAGTTGTACGGCCTAATGCAAACTTCAAGCTCTGCGTTTGCCTCTAACCATGCGCCTAGATTGTTGTAGATGGTCGTCATCAGTGGCCGCTTGTTGTCTTTAGTCAGCTTGTAAGATACGTTTTCCATTTAGCTGCTTAAAATCTCCTGAACCTGTTTCAACAATTCTCTTTCTGTGCCGTATAAGCTCTCAAACGTTCGCGGCGCGGCGTGAAAGGCTACCCCTACTCCACCAGTCCGATGATGTGCAGGGCATAGCGGTATCGTCTCAAAATGACTGTTACGCCTACCCATGCCTGCACCGTTTCGGATATGGTGCACCTCTGCCGGTATGTTGTATCGCCCCTCATTACGGCAGACGATACAACCGAGAGAAGCCACGCGCTCAAGGTGCTTCTTTTCCTCTTTGGTTTTACTCATTTATGCACTCTTCCCAAACAAGAAGAATGACAAAAGCAAAAACCCCCAGAGAATTGCAAACCACGCAACAACAAAAAAATACATAGGCGTGATTGTCGTTACATTTTTGGCATCAAGCCGAATGGTTATTTTTTTAGTCAAATCCAATTTGATTAAAATTCCAGCAAGAAAATAACCAAAGTGTAGAAAAATCAATGATGAAACAATCGAAAAAAATTTAGCCACTTCTCAAATCTCCGCAATTCCTATATCAAGCCCGCCGTTTTCTCTTGGCTCGCTTGCGTATGTTGCTAAAATAAATCTGACTTGGTTGTCGTTGTGATAGACAACACCTTGCAAGGCATCAACAGCGACTTTTAGGCAGTTATCAAGGTCTAGTATTACCTTGCTTGCCGTGCCGTCCTTGTTCATCTTTGGCACTAGGCTGACAAAAAGGATTACATCTTTTTCAGACGGCCTAAAACCTGCTCTTTCCGCCGCGTGAGAAACACAAAGCTTGTACGCTTTCGCTTCCTTGCTTAATACTTGCCGATTCCGAAATGTTTTCCAGTATCGGTTAGTGCTTATCGGATATGGCAGGGAAAGAACATTTGCCCTTTCCGCTGCCTCTAATATTTGCTCAATCGGGATTAATACTGACAATGCCCACCCCAATCATCGTCATCATCTTGGTTGCGTACTTTCTTTGTCATATACTCGACAAATCCGATAACCAACACTACAACCAACACACAAATCAAAAATACCGAGAATTTCATAAATAGCTCCATTTCATGCCGAACTGCTTGTAAATCTTTTGGGCTTCCCCTGTTTTCCAATACTGATTACTCAACAAGGGGAACGCCTCGTTTGAAAGCTGTACAGTATCTTCGACACTCAAGCCTTTAGGCATACACGTCAAATCCCATACGCTCGGTTTTTTTGGTCGGCCACGCGGATTACTCCATTCATTGCTTCCGTGTTTCGCCTTGTACGCTGCTCTTTTGCACTCTTTGCACTTACAGTCATAAACCCAATTACCGGCACGGTTTGGATATTTTTGATAAAAATCGCTAATCAGCTTCTCTTGCTTGCAGCATGTGCAAACCCTAGACTTAGGCTCAACGGCTACCGGCTTGCATTTTTTAGTTCCCATCTCGTTCTTCCCCTTTTAAACCACGGCCAAATTCATCAATCGGCGGCATATCTACCCAAACAGTAATTCCGATCAGTGCAGCTATCGCACCAAGCCCAATAAGAAACATCGTCATCATTTGCGGCCTCGCTTGAATTTATTGCGTTTCAGCAGTTCCAACTCAGCTTTCAAACGTTGGTTTTCTGCTTTCAGTGTCGTGTCTGCTTTGTTTTTTGAGATTGCGATAATCTCTGATTTCACTCGTGCAAGCTCTGCGTTCTTCGCTTCGATTTCCGCTTGCAGTTCTTCGATTTTCTTGTTCTTCTCTGCCGAACTGATTGCCGACCCATTAACAATTTGTCTTAATCCGTGGATTGTTCTATTCGCCTCGTTCAGACGGCTGATTGTTTCTGATAGGTTCTCGCTGACCATTTCCGCCGCCTTTTCCATTTCAGCTTTTTCTGCTCTCATTTCGGCTTTTTCTTTCAGGCCGTCTGAAATCCTCTGACTGTAATCTGTCACAGTGCTTCTCAATCGCTCAGCGACCTGAATAACCTCCTCATGGTCTTTCTTACTTACACCGCCCAATTTCTTGATTAACCAATTCTTCATTTCTTATTCCTCTCTTTAAAAATAACTAACAATGTCTTTAATCAAATCGGATGGAATAGACGACCTGATGATTTTTCTATTGCTTTTCACTTGTTTCATTCTGAAAGTTGCTTTATTCGCGTTTTTCAGGTTCATTTCCACGCTTGAGGCAAATCCAGTTCTTTTGAGCGGGAATTTATCGCTATATGCCGAATAACAGGCCTTGTTCTTTATGAAAGTCAACCCGTTGCGCTTCATTCTTTCAAACAACATTGATGCCTGCGGATTCTCAATAACAAACGGAATTTCTAGAACTTTCACAAGCTCGCAAACGAATAATGCTGTCAAATCCCCGTTTACCCCGCCCCTTAAGTATCTCGAATATGCCTCATTCACTTCTGGCGCGTTACGCTTAACCAATTTACTTATCGATGGGTAATTGAGCGTCTTCCAATTTTCAAAAGTCCGGAGTTGCAATGTTTCTTTGTCTCTGTATGCGTCCCCCCCCGGCACGGCTGTTGCGAAGCTCCAAGATTCACACGGCGGACTTGCCATCAGCAGGTCGAACGGCTCTTTTTTGTGCATATCGACCAGCTTTTTAATATTCTTCAGGTCTGACAAATCCATAACAATGTCAGCATCCCCAATTCCTACCGATACGACCTCATGGTCTGGCAGTGCTTTTTTTACACTTCCGTTCCCATCGTCGAATAAAGCTAAAATTCTCATTTCTCATTTCCTTTTATCGCGCCATTCTTCAAACTTTTCGCGCCGTTTTTCCATCGTGTCGGCTGTTGCCGGGTTAAATTCGCCTTTGTCGCATTTGTAGCCGCCGAAGTAGTAGCTCGATTTGTCCTCAGCCGTCTTTGCTTTGGTACATCTTGCAAATCCGCGCATTACTCCGTTTTCTTCGGCTTTGAAATCTGCATGTAGGCAGTGGTAACAGGTTTGTTTCATGCTTCACGCTTATTGCTTCCGGCTGTGTTACAACCGCGAATCCTGTGAATGTAGTCAACATACGAATCAGCAACATCGATAACGCGGCTGTACTGCCCTTGAAAACATCCGTATGCTGTTCCACCCTCGCCCATGCGCTGCTTGGCTACAATCATCTCAATCATGTCATCCTCACGTTTCTGCGAATAATAGCCATCGCGGTAATTGAAAATAATCGCGTCTGCGTCTTGCTCAATCGAACCGGAATCCCTTAAGTCAGACATCATTGGGCGTTTATCTACTCGTTCCTCAACTTTTCGACTTAATTGGGCAAGTAACAGAATCGGGACGTCTAACTGCTTGGCAATTTTCTTGATTTGGCGTGTCAAGAAAGTGATTCGCGCGTTTTCGCTGTCAAATCGTTTGCCCGGCTCTTCCAGCAATCCCAAGTAGTCAATGACAATCAAGGTCAAGCCGTATTTGTTTTTAATCTGCTGTGCTTTAGCTTTAATCTTCCCGACTGTGATATCGGCTCGCACATCGACAAACATATTTCGTCTGCCAACACGTTCAACGCTATCACTTAATCGGTTGTAGTTATCACGTTGAGCAGTGTCATAACCTCGCTGCAAGTCTCCAAGACTTACCTCT